ATAAATGAAATAAATTTAGAAGAATTATATAAATTTAAAGGCGAATACAAAGGGGGGGCGAATTTTAATATTACAAAAAGTGAATTTTATATAAATTTAGATGGTAATAATAATTATGTAGTATCTTTAGATAATAAAAATACTTTTTCTGCTACTACTGATATAAGAATAAGAGAATATTCACATTTAGATATGAATAAAGGTTACGGTCTAAGTATTAATAAATACAATATACTACATTCAGATATTTTGAGACCTAGTATTAAAAATACGAATTTAAAATTAGCATTTACAAGCTTTCACAATGCAAGAGATTACGGTGAGTTAGAAATATTTACCACTGATTTAGAAAATTTAAATTTTATAAATCTAAGTAAAGTATTAAAAGATGTAAACAATATACTTCAATCTAGAGTTGGAGCATTTGAAATTGTCAAAGATGGATCTTTAATATTAAATGCGAGATTATTTGAATTTTATAATTACAGTGGAACATGGGTTAAATTCAGATATAAATGCAATGGTTCAGCCATAATACGAAATGAAACCACATCAATTTCTATCGAATATTTTTAATAAATTCTATTAAATATTAATAACCATAGGAGCAATCAAAATGCAAGTATTTCTATTCGATCAACAACTAATTTCTGTAATTAATCGTAAAGAGGAAATTACAGATGAAACGTGCTTAATCACAGATCAAGAACGTGAAAAAATTGAACAAACTCTTTATGCGAAAGGTCATTTTTGGCGTATTGACAAATATACCGTTGGTGCAAGTGGTGCAAAACCTAGTGAAAACCATAAGTGGAATGAAGAAAAGCACGAATGGGAAATTGACAACGAGTTAATCAATGAAAATTTAGCTAAAAAACGAGCTGAATTGTGGGAAACCATTAAGCAAAAACGTTTACAAGCAACTCGAACAGGTGTTGAAGTTACACTTACTGACGGTCAAATTCGCCATTTCCATACCGATCAAGTAGCTCGTCAAGAGTATGACGGTATGGGCGTTACAATTGTTTTAGGGGCTTTTGAAGAAAGAAAATGGAAAACGATTGAAAACGATTGGATTACTTTAACGCTTGACAACTTCAAAGCCTTAGTCAATGCAATTAAACATAAAATCGACCACGATTACCGCAATGCTGAAATCTTAAAAGCTCAAATTGAGAAATCAATTGAGCCAGAAAGTATTGATTTAGATCAAGGTTGGAGCAAATCTTATGTCTAGTTATGGGGATTTTTACTTATGATTTATATAGCTTTTTACAAACATAAACGAGAGCGGAATAGTGTTAAAAATACATTATTCCGCTTTTTTGATGATGCTATAAAATTTTTTACGCACGGACCATACAGTCATTGCGAAATAGCAATATCTAACCCTCAACAATCTAAGATGTACACTTGTTTTAGCGCAAGTAATCGAGATGGGGGAGTACGTAAAAAAATAATGGAGCTACCTCCAGAGAGATGGGATTTGGTTGAACTAGAAATCTCACTAGAGGAAGTAATGGCATTTTTTGAAAAGACAAAAGGCTTGAAATATGACCTTATCGGTGCACTAGGTGTTGTCTTAAGAATTAAAGACAGTAAGACAAAATATTTTTGTTCGGAATGGTGTGCAGAATGCCTTGGAATAGATAAGCCTTACAGGTTTAGCCCAAATTCACTTTATAAACATTTAACCAATAGCCATGGATAACATCATGGCTTTTTTTTATTAATAAATAGGAGTTTTTTATGACGACATTTAACAAAATCTTAAACCCAATGTATTCAGTTATTGCTGCATACTCGAAACAAGAGGATGGCTCAATTAATGCTAAATATGTACTTGGTACTGGCACAGACAATGACGGGGCAGTGACAGACTTTACTCCAATCATCTCTGAATATAAATGGATTGATCCAGCCACAGCAAAAAACATTTTAGGTAAACCATTAACTCAAGATGACATTGGCAAAACAACGGAGCAAATCGATTTAGATCGCATCTATGCTTACTTAAAAGAGCAAGGACAAATTGTTATCTAATCATCTAATTATTAGAGATACCGCCTACGGGCGGTTTTTTATTGGAGGGGAAATGGAAACAATCGATTTGGAAATGATTCGTGGAGACGACGAAGGATGGGCATTTGAAGTCACGCACGAAGATGAAAGTGCGGTTGATTTTAGTGGTTATCGGTTTGATTTGCATATTAAGCCAATGAAGAAAAGCGAGCCAATTATCAAGCTCTCCACTAAAACTGGCGATATTACTATCGAGAATAACCTGATTAAGGTCAGCATAAGCCATGACAAAACCGAAAATGCCACTTGGGAAAGTGCTAAATGGGATTTGCAAAGCATTGACGGTAATCAACTAGTACGCACGTTAGCTGGGGGAGATTTTGCTCTATTAGCAGATGTGACCAGAGAGGTGGGTTAGTGGATAAAACAATAACGATCAAAGTTAGAGATAAACCCAAAATAAAGGTGAAACTAATAGGCAAGAGGGTATTCAAGGTTAAATTAACCAATCAACAATACAAGCCCGTAATTCCGAATATCAATGATCTAATACTCAACTACAAAATAGGACGACTATGAAGGTCTCAATCCCTTTAGAACAGGGCAATGTCTTTCGATTAATCCTCACAACATAGGAGTGACTATGACAACACAAACTATCCAGCAATTATTAACCGAATTTGCTCAATACTTAGGCGAGCAGGACAAGGCGATTTTGGCTCAAATCGAGACAAAGATAACCCAACTCAAAAATGACATACTAGGTGGGGAAGTATCAGCCGATTTAGACACGTTTAGAGAGCTCGCAGAAGAGTTACGCAAACTTAAAGCAAGCGGAAGTAGTGCACCAGAAGCATTAACCACTAAACTGACGGAATTTAAACAGAGTTTAGATGGCGTGATTGAGCAAATTAACGCCTTAAAAGCAATGGACTTAAAGGCAGCTTATCTGCGTGGGAAAAATAGCTAATGGACAAACTCTTGGAACAATTGCCTGAAGTCCTCGAACAAATCGGGCGAGATGTTAAAGCCATAACTGTTGTGCTTGGTATAGGTAGGCCTGATAAACCTACTACAACGGATGGCAAAATAACAGGCGATGAGCCTAACGGAACTATCTATGAATCATCAGATGGCGGTGGAGTCGGAGCTTGGAAATGGCAAAAACGGGATAAAAAATGGGTGGTCACCGATGGTGATACAGGTTTAGTTAATGCTGTAACTAAAAACTTAAAGCCAGGTGCTTACATTAAATTCCGCAGGCAAGGCAACCTTGTATCATGTCATATGGGCGGGTTATCTTGGGGGCTGTTTGGTTATTTGGGTAAAACCGAAAAAGGGTATCTACCAAGACAGCCAGGAAGGGTTGAAGTTATTGGTACAAGTGGGATTCCTCTTGGATTTAGATCAGATGACTCTTGTGGATTTAGCTTGTTTGATGATGACACCAACAGAGCAGTTGCAGGTATTTATGTGGGAGGGGTAGGCGATGCTAATTTTATGAGATTTACCCCATACCACGCCGACCCTAAAGTAAAAGGCAATGAGGCAATACCTGACATTGGCCCAAAAAACTTAAGACCGCCCGCCATGATGTGGACAACGTCCGATCCTTGGCCAGATAGAGTTTAAGACAAACGGCGGGTAATTCCGCCGTTATTTATTCTTATAACTTAACCTATCGTAAGTAGAGTTTCGTTTGTATGTAATTGGAATGGAGTGACATTGTAACTAAACTTTGACGTAACTTTGACTTAAAATATAAAAAAGAGGGGTAAAACATACAAATAGAAAAAAACAAAATGATGTGCAAGTCTTTGATTTAATTATTAATTAATATATTTTTTACTGATAAATTATGGGATTCAAAATCCGCCGTTGAATAAACGTGTCGGTTCGAGTCCGACCCTAGGCACCACATACAAACTCTTGACCATCGGTCGGGAGTTTTCTTTTATGCTTTTAAGCTAGTAAAATCAATACTTTACACTCATATCTATTATAAATATCTCATCAGTTCCAATCTCAAACATTGCCATTTTTTAAGTATTTTTATATATTTTTATGCATCGATTACGCCAAATTTACGCCAATGCAATATGAAATTTTGACGTACCCTAGCAAAAAAATAGGAGCAAAAAAATGTCAACAATTCGCAAGCGTGGTGATAAATGGCGGATGGAAATCTATAAAAACAGTGTGCGCAAATCCAAAACTTGCTCAACAAAAGCAGAGGCTACATTGTGGGGCGTAGAGGAAGAAAAGAAAGTGGAATTGCAGTCCTCAGGTACCACAATTATTTTAACCCCGCATAATTTTATACAGGGTTTTTCTTTATAA